TGTAATACAATCCCTTCTTGGCAGTTCCACCGCTTTTTGTTTTATGATAACCTTTTTTCATTGTGTCCTCCTATAGTGGTATATCGTCTAAATCGTCATTTGAGGATGGGGCAGTAGGCTTAAACTTGTCCTTAATCGTTATCTGCATCATCTTTGTATTCCCATCTTTGGAGGTCTGCTCCCAGATAGAAACATCATAAATTCCTGGAGGTAGAGCTTCCTTTAACTCACACTTCCCGTTCTTCCATAATGGCCCATTCCCTTCGTTCTTGAAGGTATTTAAGTAGATTGGTTTTTCCATGATTTCCTTTCAAAAAAAAATTCCCAAAAATTGGAAAATAGTTTTGTGGTCCACCCCCTATATACGCACAGGGGGTAGGGGGGATAAGGTCGCTTTTTTCTTAGCCCCCGTATTAAATACAAACCATATACGTTGGATTGCAGTTTGTAAATAGTAGTCATGGCCTAGTGCTTCTGGCTACTGCTTTTACAAATCTTTCTAGTTCATCGTCATCATTCCTCTTGGGTTCTTGACGCATCATCCTATCAAAATACTTAATACTCCTGGGCATTTCCTGTCTTGGAAAGAATTTATCTTTGTACCATTGCAGTAACCTATGCAACTTACGAACTAACTTCTCATACTCCATACCAGATTGTAACCAAGAGATAGCAACATTGATGTGATTATCATTGAATGTAAAATGCTGACCAGAAAGTTCCTCAGTCTTACGTTGCCATTGTATTAGCACCTCTTTACCCTTAATATATATATCATTGTTAATTGAGGTGTTATGTATTCCTTCTGAGTGCATACTATGTATTCCTTCTGAGGGAATATCTGCATTACTATTACCCTTACGATTATTCCTTGAGGGAATACTTTTCTTCTTCTTATCAACAGGCTTATCCGTCATCTTAGGACCTTCTGGGAACTCTAATGGTTCTTCATCAGACCTCTCTGTTGCCGTAGCTATGGCCTTAGCATCCTCTTCGGTGATCTCATTATCAAACACCATGAAATACTTATTGCCCTTGAGTCCAGGATGCTTCTTGGCGTACTTCAGATACCCAAACTCCATGAGCTTCTTGATGTGCTTACTCACGGATGGTTGACCAATGCCCATGATTTTACCAATGGTAATTTGATTGGGCCAACAGACACCTTGACGATTGGTATAATTACCCAGCATCGCTAAGACTCTGAATGTCTGTGGGAACCTCTTGAAGCGTTGATCTACGACAGCAGACTGTGCCAACACACAGAAGTACCCAGGAGTCTTTCCCTTACCGTAGTCCTTCTTTTCATTTGACATCAAACATCTTTTCAATCGTTGCCAGATCACCTGGTTGGTGATTGTTGAGATAATGCATAATGCTTGTATGATCCTTGTTAATACTTTTACCTATCATCGATAGTGTAACCTTCTCCGAACAATGCTTCATGGCTAAATGAGCATAGTCTATTCGTGCTTTCACAAAAGGTTTGGCTCTGCATGGACCTTCCAATTGTTCCATTGTTAAACCATGAAAGACACTCACAGCTTTCTTTAACTGTGTCAGTTTAGGCACATACTGATTAGGACCAGTAGAACCAACAAGAGTATTCTTTAAACTACGAAGAAAGAGTATTTCATCGGATGTAAGACTAGGAACATAACTCACTTCTCACCATGCCTGTCTGTCATTAACCGCATTAATCTCTCAAGAAACCAATGGGCTTTTCCTACTGCTATGGAACCTGGTTCACCATCTTTAACACCCATTCTTGATAGATATTTCATGGCTGAACCCTTGAGATAGCCTACAGCTTCGGGGTAACTCATTTGTGATAGTATGGCTTCTATAGTTTCAATTCTATGGCCATTTCCTTGTCTTTTGTAGTGATTTGGGTTGATTTGATCAGTCATTATTCATTCCTTTCTCTGATGGCTGTGATGATTTGTTGTCCGATGACATATGCGAGTTGGGGAACGACTGCATTTCCGAGTGATTTAAGTCTGTCCACCCTAGAGGGAATCCCATTAGCCACTCTACCCACATTGGGTTCAGATGAGAACCAGGTGCTTGTTCCTTGTATGCTACTTCCGTTTCCAAATACTTTTTGTGTCTTAGGTTTGCCATGTTCTTTGTTAACTTCATTGTCATTCCTAAAGATGCTCTTGGTGTTGGCCACATTTTCTGAGGAGGTGGGTACACTACTTGTTCTCTCAAAGTTGAATGAGTCGTTCTTCCTTTTCTGTTGTTCTGATATTGTTTTTTCAATGCTTTCTCGCTTCTTGGAGGTAAACAATCCATTGTATTTGGAGTTAGCCACAGCGAGGATGAAGACTCTGTATCTTCTGTGCGGGGCGTTGACACCACAAGCTGGTAGTACAACAGGTTGTACTTTGTAACCTTCACTTTCCAGGTCAGCGACACAAGATCCGAGTGCCATTTGTGTGTTAATAATCCCTGGCACATTCTCTCCAATAACGATGGAAGGTTTTGCTTCTTTAATAACTCTAAACATTTCGGGCCATAGGTGTCTTTGATCATCTTTGCCTTTTCTTTTTCCGGCAACACTCCAGGGTTGGCAAGGAAAACCACCCACGATAACATCGGATTTAATTTCTTTACCATCAACATCCCTCACATCTGGTATAATTGGCACATCTGGCCAATGTTTCTTTAATACCTTTTGACAAAAAGGATCTATTTCTGAGAATAATTTGGTCTTGAAATGACCTGTCATCTCTAAACCTAGGTCTATTCCACCTATTCCAGAGAATAAAGAAGTAACTGAAAGCATACATTTTTTACCTTTTGTTAATATATTTTGTAAAATGTGAATAATATATATTGCAAATACTGTTTTGATGTTTATATGTATATAGAACATAACAAGAAAAGGAGTAGAACTAATGCCTAAGAAATCATTCTTTCAAGATGCTTCAGAGTTAATGGGTAACAACAAAGCTGGTAAAGCACACTACGGTAAGTATGTTGCATACTACCGTGTATCAACTAAGAAACAAGGTGATACAGGTTATGGTTTAGAAGCACAGCAGAAAGCAGTCCAGGATTATTTAAATGGTGGTCGCTGGAAGTTAGTAGGGGAGTTTACTGAAGTAGAGAGTGGTCGTAACAATAGACGGATACAATTTAAAGAAGCATTAAAACTATGTAAGAAAGCTGGGGCTAAACTTATTGTTGCAAAGCTAGATCGTCTATCCAGGAATTTATTATTCCTTGCTACCTTGATGGAGTCTAACGTAGAATTTATTTGTTGTGATATGCCACAAGCCAATAGACTAACAATACAGATTATGGGTGCTATGGCAGAGGATGAAAGTGCTAGAATAAGAAAAAGAACGAAAGATGCATTAGCAGTAGCCAAGGCTAAAGGCGTTAAATTAGGCAATCCACATGAGAATATACGCTTAAAAGCTGGTAAAAAGGGGAACAAATCACAGAACAAGGAAGCTGATTTATTTGCCTGGGAAATACTACCTTTGATTGACGGGATAAAGGCTTCTGGGTTATCATCATTAAAAGATATTGCAGACGCATTAAATGCAAGAGGGGTAACTACACAGCGTGGTGGTACATGGCATCCATCTACGGTGTCTAATATTTTAAAGAGGAGGAAGTAATGAGAACTAAAATGGAAAGTAGATTTCCTAAGTTATATAAAAAGCTAAATTCTAAAGATGTAACTAATTATACGAGATGGATAAAACAACTAGCAGAAATGTATTATGATTTTAAATTACTTAGACTTTTTGAATCACATCCTAAATGGATGGGTTTGTGTTTTTTAATGGAGTCCTGGTTTGATCATAAATTAGTTTCAAAAACTGACATGGCAAAACACATGATAGGGATGAGTAGAGATGGGTCATTAAAATTTATTAATCACATGATTGATACGGTAGTTTTATTTGAACACGGTGATGATACAATTAAAATTGATCAACGAAAAAAGTATCTTGTACCAGCCCGTGAATTATCAGAAGAATGGTTTATCTATATTAAAGAACGATTAATGACAGGTATTGAGCATAGTAATATAATTACTTTAGGTGGTCAGCCTATCGCAAGAGATGTTAATAAAATGTGCCACAAACTTAAAATTGTTAAGTGAAAATACTATGATTAAGTACAGTACATTTACTGACTATTATTTTATGTATTTGTGTGCTGTGGTTACACTATGAATAATCTGATTAAAAAAGATAGTTCTAAACATTTAAAGATTAAGGATTTACAAAAAGAAGCCATATATTATGCCAAACAGAGTGTGGCTGAGAATACAAAGAGGGCGTACACAGCCGATTGGAGTGCTTTTATATCCTTTTGCAAAGAGTATGATGTCAATGCCTTACCAGCCAGTTATGAGAATATTGCTCATTTCTTGGTTAGAGAAGCTAGAACCTTAAAACATTCTACCTTACAAAGACGATTAGGCGTTATTCGGACCTACCACCGATTAAAAGGGCATTACCTGGACCCGCATCATCCTGTTTTAGAGACGGTGTGGCGTGGGATTAAGCGTGTCAAGGGAACAAAAACAGAAAGTAAAGAAGCCATTTGGACATCAGATTTAAAGAAGTTTATTGATCAATTAGAGTACCACAGCATTGGCAATATACGAGATAGAGCAGTCTTATTATTTGGGTTTTTATCGGCCCAACGAAGAGAGAATATAGCGGAAGTGCGTGTAGAAGATTTAACCTGGAGTCCGCAAGGTATTATTTGGAAAATGCCTAAATCCAAGACAGATCAAAGCGGGGAAGGGAAGCTGATACCGATCCCCTATATGCGTACCCCTAAGTATTGTGCAGTAACACAGTTAGAGAATTGGTTGCGTGTTAGTGGTATTAAAGAGAGCTATGTGTTTAGACGTATTTTTAAGAATAATGCTGTCAATGAGAAAGACCAGCCTATTTGCGGGGCTACCGTGAATGGTATTGTGAAGAGAACAGCAAAATTAGCGGGGTATAATCCAGAGAAATACGGAGGTCATAGCCTTCGTATTGGCTTTATTAGTCAAACCAGAAATACCAATGCCCCCGATCATACGATTATGAAAGTGACAGGCCACCGTGATACTCGTATGATTGATCATTATGCCCAGGAAGGTAATATCTTCCAAAACTTGGCTACCCATAAACTACGCTTATAAAGTACTATGACTAAGTACTAGGACTTTATCCTAGATATTAATACTGTACTTTTACCCCCTACCTGTTCGCATAATGTTCGTATATACAAGGTGTTATCAGAACATATATAAACCATGATACAAGCAAACATACACCAAAGCAGAAAACAGGGAAAATCTGGTATCTGTCAAGGGAAAGGGTTTTGGGGTTTATAAATGATGTCTAAGAATGATTTGCTGTTTATACAAATAAAATCTCTTAAATTTCTGATTTAACTACTTAATATTGAAAAAGGATCACTATGTCTGTAATTATAAGAAACGATAACTCCCCGATCTCGAAAAATAAATATCTAACAATAATAAGAGATCAAGTAAATTTATATATTAAGCCCGAATGGCTTGGTATCGCTAATAAAATCATACAAGCATCATACCGATTAATTATCACTTTGATAAGTTTTATTCTCACACTAAGTCTTGGTGTCATAATTCCCATTTTTTTGTTTGTACTCTTAAATATAGGAGGTCAATAAATGCCTAAACTTACGATAACTGGAAAAGAATTAGGCTGTTCGGAATTACCTAGTATTGTTGAAACTCATGATGGTTTTACTGGGTATAATAGCAGAAACGATGTCTTAAAAAGGCACATTGATGCTAGAGTTAGTGGTCATGTCGATAATCGCTTGGGTGATGTGAACGCTAAAGTTAGGGCTGGAAATTATATGGAAGGCACTATAGGGCAGATGGTCCTAGATAAACTGAACCAAATAGGAAAAGTCACTACTTCATTACCTACTGAAGCAGATAGAAATCCTCTTGTTCCAGGTCTAGGATCATCACCCGATTACTATGTAACAATACAAGACAGCATTGAGTTTAAAGATAACTTTCAAGTATCACACACATTAACAGGTAAAGGATTATTAGAGATTAAGAACTCTACGATACCTGGATTACCAACTAATGTGCGTATTCAATCTCAAGGTCAAATGCTTTGCGGTAACTACTCCTGGTGCATCATTGCAAGGTTAGTTAGTGGATGGGATTTACAATTGTATGTTGAGTATTCAAACAGAGATGTCCAAGATAAAATAACGGAAGCTGTTACAGACTTTTGGCATCGTGTTGAAACAGAGGATTATTATGATCCAGACAGTTCCTCCGAAGCTAGTCGTTTAATTAAAGGTAACGGTATTACAGAGTCAGTAGATTTATCTGGCAATAATGAATTACCTACCTTGATTCATGAATGGAAAGCTAACGAAAAGATTATGAAACATTCTAAGCAAATTAAAGATGACTTAGAGATTCATATGAAGTCCATACTAGGTCAAAACGAAGTAGCCAAGTGTCAAAACTATGAAATACGACACACTACTGTCACATATAAACCACAGCCAGAGAAGGTTGTACCAGCTAAAGAAGGGTACAGCACTAGACGATTTGGCATTAAGGAATTGAATGAGTAATATATATTTAAAGATGAACAATGTTATGGCTGGATGTAAGCCCATTGTTAAAGATAAAGCTAAAGGTATTCCTTATCCTGTGCTGCCCTGGAATAAAGTGTCAGACATGGTGAAGGATTTATTAGTAAAAGAAAAGATTACTTTTATACCTCAAATAAGAGAAACAATTGCCAATGGTAATATGACTATCACAACAGTTGATGGTGAGTTTATCAATGCAGAAAATCCAGAAGAGAAGATTACGATTAATGGCTTTACGGGATACGGTATTGATAGTTCAGATAAAGGACCAGGTAAGGCGTACTCTTATGCCATCAAATATTTATTTATTAAAACATTTTGTATGCAGATTGGTGATGATGAGGATAGTGAAAAATCTAATCCACAAGCACAGACACTTGATAAGCTAGTTAGACTTACAGGTAAACCTAAAGGTAATGTTGTTGATCTTAATGTTAAAAAAAAGAATGACATTAAAAACACAATGACAAATATTGTGATGAACTCTGAAGCACCAATAGATACTCGGTTTAAAGATTTAAATGATTATTTTTTTGATAAAAAACTTGTTGAAGAAGTAGATAAATTTGAACCAGAGTTACAACAAGAGTTAGTCAATTTACACGGTGTGTATGTGCGATCAATGAAATCTAAAATGAAAGGTTCAAAATGATAGGTCCTACTGAGAAACAACAAAGGTGTCTAAACTTCATTAAAGATTTTTTAGATAAAGAAAAAAGATCACCGACACTTAGACAGATTAAAGATCATCTTGAATTAAAATCACACACCTCAGTATGGCATATGCTTAGACGCATGGAAGAAAGAAATCTTATTAAAGTTCATGTTGGCAAGGCAAATGGAATTGAGGTTGTATGACAGAGCAAGAAATAAATTTTGATACTACAAAAATAGAGAAGTGGATGGAAGCTAACAAAGAAAATCCGTATGTCTTAATACTTGGCAACATCTGGCTTCGTAAATTGTGGAATTTAATATAGTTTCTAAAGAGGTTTTTGTTTTTTTTCCTACTTTAGAATAGGGGCTGGTTCCTCCTAAGTTAAAAACTAGCCCCACCCTCTAATTAGCCATATAAAGACCATACATTAGGTTTAGTGTTTTTAAGG